TTGGCATGATTCAGCCCCGTGGTACGGAACCCGTCAAATAGCACACAATTGTTACAGAAGATCGGCTTCTGCTTGTCTGCGCTTTAATAATCCGGGTAAGACCTTGCCGCCGCCCTTGCACCATTTCATTAGTTCAACCTTAGATGCTTCCCAGTTCTGCTCGTTAATTTTCTTCTTGAGAGTAGAAGTCTGGAGCTTGCCAACACCCAGGTTGTAGCAGAAGTCTACGATAGCGTTAAGCCTTTTTGTGTCCGTTATTAGACCAGGACAGTGGCGCAAGGCTCCCGGTAAATACGTGTGCCTTAGTTCGTATTCCAATAGCGCCTGTGCTTGCTCTCGGGTCATCGGCGGGTCTTGCAGCGTCACCCGTTTGCCGTTGCTGTACTGGGTTGACCCGAAACCAATTGTGGGGATCGAGGCAGGACAAAGGTACGGCGACCCTCGGAAACCTTCGAAACGCTGGCATAACGATACCGCTATAGAAAGATCAAAGTCCACGCCAAGTCTTTCCTTGCTTGGCATAAGCCATTGCAGACTTGGAGATTCCGTAAAGAGCAGCCAGTCGAGACAACGGCAAGTTGGAGTCTCGTATTGCCTTCACATCTTCTGAGGTGAGTTTAGACCTTGGGTTGTTCTCGCAAGACCTGTCGCCAAATCTACCCTTTGCCGCACAATCCGCCATGTTTAATTTTGGATTTCCAACAAACAAATGAGATGGTCTAACGCACTTTCTGTTGTCGCAAGTGTGACATAGGTGCTGGCTAGAAATTAGAGGTGTACCCGTTTCAAGTTCGTAAGCGATACGATGCGCCCTCTTCATGACGAACCTTCCGGTTCCATCATTGCGGGGCATTCCAAAGTTGCCGTAACCTCTGGTATCAAGAGATGCTTGCCACTCCCAGCAACCATCTTGAGGCAGACGCTTAACCTTTGACCAGAACCGCTCTTCTAAAGTGTCCCCGCCATAGCTAAACGCCTTGCCCATTACAAACCTCGTTTCATCAAACTGCGGTCGATCATCCAATAATTAATTGTACCAGACAACAGAGCCATATCGTCAACCGTCCAACTCTTGGTCAACGATTCTGCAAACGGAGTTCCTTGTTGGTAGGCCATTAGGATGAACGCAGTCTTGACAGCACCGTACATTGCAAGCAGGTAGTAGGTCAGGACGGGACGTACAGAGGCAGATAGAGACGCTGCGAAACCACCCGCAGCTTTAACCATCTCAGTCTGAGATTCAATCGCCGCATTGAAAGCATTCATTACTCCTGCGTCAACAGTAGCCTCGTGCTGTGCGCCGATCTCAGCCATCTTCTGCTGGCCTCTCTGCGCCTCCAACTCACACTGTCGGTTGAACATCTCCAGCTCATGACCGCGCTCGTTCTTCTTGTCTAGGAACTTCAGAACCTCCGGTGCTAGACGGAAGATACCGCCCAGCAAGGAGCCAAAGATGCCACCAGACAAAAGTTCAAGCATTAGATGCCTTCTCCGGGAGTGACGGTGATGGAGTGAGACCCAGTAGAAGTAATGAAAGATATGAACACATTCGCGCTGGTAGAACACTGAGGTCCACTCAACACAATTGATTCTTGTGGCCTGATAGGGACTCCATACCCCGGAGTGCCAGACGTTGGCACAGCAGCATTGGCGCCAGATGTAGCCGAGATCCTGACATACACCGGAGGTGTAGAGGATGGCTCATGACTGACAAACAGATACTGGCTGCAAGGACTGTCCGCAGAAACATTTGAATTTGCGACACTAGTAGTTCCAGCCAAAACAAACGTCTTCCCCATAGGGTAGAAGGCTTGGTTGTAGGCCATCAGTAGATCCTCTTGCCGCCGCCGCTAGTGGGGCTTTGCTTGGTGTCGTAGTACCCGTCACCACAGAAAGGAATGACGGAACGGAAACCACCCTTAGGCATCTGCCCTGGCTCCCACTTCACCATGTGAGGACTGCCGTCCTGTGGCAGTTGGGGGCGGAAGGGACTGGCAACCTGCTGGTTAAGATTATGGTCCCGTTGCTGGGGTCGGTTCTTCATTTCGATGCTCCTTGGCAACAATCGTTAGGTAACAGAAAACCACATAGATGCCCAGTGTTGCCACTCGCTCCCACGTTGGCTCCCACATTGTCCAGCATCCTAGACCACACGAAGTCAGCAGGGCTAGGACGGTAATAAGCCTGTCCGTCACCACGGTCAAGGCTAGTTTGATCAATTGAATGGCTTCCATATAGATTACTCATCGTCATCGTTCATAAAACCCGTACCCCAGTCAGAACCCTCGTCTTTCAGACGCAGGGCTTCCAACTTCAGCGCACGGTCGATAACCTTCATCTTAGCATCAAGACTGGCTTCCGGGTCAGAGATGGTCACGCGCAGCATATCTGCGATGGCTTTCTCAAGATCTGGGCTGATACCGCGCTTCTTGCTCATAACCCTAATGCTCTTCTGACACCGTAATAAAGAGGAGACCCAACAGCGGAAACGATGCCAGCACCTGCTGCACCGTATCCAATCTTTTTAAGTATTTCAGATCTGCTTTCCGCTGTTGCGGCTTTGTTAGCGTAGTTTACGACGTCATCGTAAATACCGGCCTCCCTCATCCATCCAGAGTTTTTTGCGTCAGTTGCAAATGCTTTGACTTGCTGCGGAGTCTTGTTGGAAAGAATTGAAGCAACATATTCTTTCCCAAGTTGGGCGACGGATGATGGATCTTGAGTAACTTCTTTGAGTTGCCTGACGCCGTTTACGTCTGAAAAAAATGTTGGACCAAAATCTTCTGGTGATTTGACAAGAGACTTGGGATCAAACTTTTCACCCTTCAGCGCACCTTCCATCAAACGGGTTTTGAATGGCTCTAACTTTTGTGATGCGGTCCTATATGCTTCGTCAGCGACTCTGTACTGATCATTCCATTGATACAGTGCGCTCTCAAGTTTTTTAATTAAATCTCTTTTGTAGTCTGCACTTAGAGCGGCGTACGCCTCATAAGGTTTGCCTTTGGCGTCAACGTCACGCAGAAAACGCAATTCTTCCACGACAGCTTCAATGTCTTTTTCGGTTGTTTTCTTTGGTGTCTGAGTATAAATTCTTGCAGTAGGACGAGCAGTTCTTTCAATTTCTTTTGCCGTTCTTTCTCCACCCTTGGTAACACCTTTGATTGCATCAATCAACCTATCAATGCCAGCTATTTTCTCTTGACCTTTGAGTAAAGTTTTTTCTCCAGAAACCACTCGTTTTTCAGCCTCAAGTGCCTGAATCAATGCCTGACCTTGGGGAGATGTCGCAAATGGGCTTCCTTGAGATTGGGCTTGGCGAGCAGCTACAAAAGCATCATCGTATAATTTATCTGCTTCAGCCTTTCTTGCTTTAAAAAGTTTTTCAAACTTGTCTGTTAAAAGTTTGAATCCCTTTTCTCCAACAACATCAAGACCCTCTTGAGCTGCAAATGGTTTGGGTTGTCTAAGACTTGAAACCAAATCACTTGCTTTGGTAACACCAAATTTGCCAAGTCTAGCTATGGTCGGAGCAGCGGCAGCAACATCTGGTGCAATCCCACCAATAGTTGTAGCAGTTGGAGCCGCCTCACGTTCTGCCGCACGTTGCTCTGGAGTGAATCCAGTTGCTTCTTTAACTTTTTGCGGAACGTACTGACCGGCTTTTTCTTGAGCTTTGCTACCCAAATATCCCCCGGCAAGAGCGCCGCCAAGACCACCAACAATAGTTCCCAATCCTGGAGCCACCATTGTCCCTAATGCTGCTCCAGCCTCACCACCAGCGAGTGCACCACCAGCCCCTCCCAAACTTTCAAATGCAGCTTTCCCACCGGCTTTTATTGGGGAAACTTCTGGCGCTGATTTTTCTTTTTCGTATCGACTACGAAACTCAAATTCTTCTTGCTCGGTCATTTGGGTTGCCTCGATTTCCAGTCTTGATACCGACGCTCTTTATCTGGGTCGATATAGGGTCCGGTACTTGGCTGTGCAGGACTAGGTTGTGGTGCAGGACTTGGAGCACCAAACGTAGATTCATAATCTTCCGGTTTGGCCCTTGGTTTGTATCCAGCAGGAGCGGTCAAATCCAATATATCTTTTGAATAATTTAGCTGATCGTCAATAAATCCACGGACTGTCTGTGCTGAGTCAGATGGTTTGGCAGTGAATGACAGATAGTTTTTCAATTCGTTACCAGTCAATGTTGCACCAAACAAAGCGTGTCTGTTAGGTGCTTGATACTGGTTGTACCTACCCCACCAACGTGCAGCATCATTGGCTTCCTTCTTGCCAAGTCCTCTTCTTGCTGCTTCCAATTCAAGATCTGCACCAAACCCAAATACACCAAGCCCAGCGTATTCTGGTTTAAAATCTTTTTTCAGTTTTTCCAAACCACTTGTGATGGAATTCAAACCATCAATTTTCTTTTCTTTTGTGGCACTAAGTTTTTCCCCAGGAGCAAGTCTCTCAGGTCGGTTTTCAAGTCTAAACCGCGCCATTTCACGTTGGAAGCTCTGAGTATCTTCCCGGCGTTCTATATCTCTTCTTTCTTGATCTTGCCTACGCTCTTGCTCTCTTGCCGTTCTTTCTTGTTCCTGATATCGGACTCGTTCTTGAGCAGCGGCAGCGGTTGCTTTCCTAGATTCATTTGCAAACCACTCTTTTTGAGTCTCAGCAGCGTAAGCGTCTTCTTTCTTTTGCAGTGCACCAAGAACAGTTTCCAATCGTTTCTTGTTAGAACGTAGTTGTTCTAGCGTAGAAACAAGACCGTACTTGTCAATGTTGTCGTTGATGAAAGAAGCATCACGTTCAAGAGCAGCGATCTTGGCATTCCTTGTTGCAGACTCAAGATCGTTCTTGTTCTGCTCAAGCTCAAGAGTGAAAGCCTTTTCCAGCGAGTCAAGCGTACCTCTAAGAGCCTTCTGGTTGGTCTCAAATGCCAGACGCTGGTCTTTAGCGTATTGATCTCTGCCTTTTGAGTAGCCCTCTGCCATTCCATTCATAGCAGACAGTGCGGCTTTGGCCGTGTTCTTGTTGTTCCCGCCTAGCAGGAACCCGGCAGCACCAATGATGCTGAACACAGCGGCGAGTGTCTGAGCATTCTGCTGGTCAGGATTGAACGTAGATTTCTCAGCAAGTTCTCGACTCTTCTCTTGAATGGTCTTGTAAGCCGGTGATTCGTAAAGACTTTTTTCTAGTGCTTTTCTGGACTTATCAAGTTCACGCAGACTTTTTGCTTCTGATTCTGCTTTTTGCTTTGCCTGAGCCGCTTGAAATTGGCCTTGTTTAGCCAAATTATCAATGATCTGAACATCTATATTTGCAGCCTCAGTGCCAATTTCTCCGCGCCGTCTTTCTATTTCTGGCCGAGGATCTATTGGCTTTTCGATGCTAGGAAACGCCGCTTGACTTGACGGAGCAACAGGGGGTTTCTCTTTAACAGGAGTTCCCATTAAAGAAGTAAGACCCAACGGATTCCGAAGGTTTACCATCGAATCAAGCGTAGTTGCCATAATTAGCCCCTAGCAGGTTGGGTTGCCTGAATCAGTGTCGGCGTAGCCAATCTAGTGAGGTTACCGTAGTAGTTGCTGAACAGATTACTGATCTCTGCATCAGCACGGATGCCTTCTTGGATGGCTCGTATCGTGTACTGATCACCAATACCAGACAACTTTAACCCAAAGTCCTGCTGTGCTGCCAACAGACGGTTACGCAGATCTTCCTCTGCTCTCTGCTGTTGGGCAATACCTACGCCACCACGGGCAACACCAGCCTGGGCGGCACGAGCGCGTTGTGCTTCTAGAGCTTGCTGGTTAACCGGGGTCAACTCACCACGAGAGGCAGCGGACTGAAGAGCCAAGCCTTGCTGTTGATACGGAGCACCTATTTGTCGAATCTGCTCTGCACCTTGCTGTGCGCCCTGACGAGCCTTGCGAGCGGTCAGTGCAGTCTGTAGACCACCTAGTGCTCCTAGTCCTAGGCGGGTCTTGTCACCACCGGACAGTGACTCCAAGAACCCTTTCTCTGCTGGTCCGCGTGATGGACCCGCTCTGGGACCAGCAATAGGTTCTCCTAAAGCGGTAGGTTTCCGAACGCCAACAAGAGAATAATCAGGCGGAGTTACCCCTTCTGCTGCACCACGACGGGCAAATGTTTCTTGTGGAGCTTGAGCGGTAAGATCAAGTTCAGAAACAGGAGCAAAACCAAACTCTGGGCGTACATACTGTGCGCCTTCAAACAGACCCTCAGGTACAGACTCATACCCTGTGGTTTCTGGAGTGTAAGCCGCTCCTTCAAACAATCCTTCTGGCACGTTTTCGTAACCAGTTTGAGGAATAGGGTCCCCGTAATCATCATCGTAGAACTCTGGCAATCCTGTTTCTGGATTGATAGTTCCTGCTCCACCTTGCTCACGCAGGAGTGCAGCCTCACGGGGGTTGATGTGCGCCAGGATCGTATCTCCGTTCCTGCCCTTGTCTTGCAGCAGACGGGCAATCTTGCGGAGATCTCCACCCATACGGGTCATCTTGCGTAGTTCACTCATTTACAACCCCAGAGCGTCTTTGAGACGCAGTGATTTTTCATTCCAGACATTTTGCCTTTTTCCACCAGACTCTTCACCTTCTATAGCCCCCGCTGGACGGTAAGCAGCCAGAGCGTCTGCCAGTAATCTAGCAGGACTTGCACCCGTGATTATAGGTTGTCTTCCCGGTCTTTTAGGAGGAGGAACACTTGTGACAGTTGGATATAACTTCTTGGCTTCTTTCTTGGGTTCTTCTGCTTTTACTTCTGGTTCAGGAGTAGGTTCAGAAGGAACGTCAGTCGGTTCGGTAACAGTGACTGGATCTAATTCTGTAACAACTGGTGATACGTTTGCTTCTCTTTTTCCTTGAATTGTGACTCTTTCTAACTCAGTTGCGTCAACCTCTGGAGTAGTCTGTATACCAGCTTGATCAACATTTGAAACGTCTGTAACAACAGGAGCTACGTTAGCTACGTTAGCCCCCTGTCCTTGAATTGTGACTCTTTCTAACTCACGTGTGTCAACCGCTGGAGTGGTCTGTGTACCAACTTGATCAACATTTGAAACGTCTGTAACAATAGGAGCTACGTTAGCTACGTTAGACCCTTGCCCTCGAACAAGGACTCTTTCTAATTCAGCGGAATCAACCGTTGGCGTTGGCTGCTCGGCAACCTGTCTGACCAGATCGAGGTCTGTAACTACGGGTGAAACAACGGGAGAAGGTGCAACAACTGTTTGTGAAGGGAGTGTTGCTTCTGCGGCTGGTGCAACAGACGAGGCAGCGGCAGGAGGGGCAGCGGTCTCGATAGGACCGTAAGTCTGCTCATAGATTGCTTTGTCTATGGCGTATTGATTGAGAACTTCTTGATAATTAGCAAGCTCTTGTCGCCTAGCGGCGTCTGATTGAGTGACATCCTCAATTTCTCTAGCAGCACGCTCTTGTGCTGCCGCGTCACTGGCTGGAGTAACAGCAGCTTGGGCTTGTTGCACTGTCTTGGCAGGATTGTCTAACGTGCCTATAGCAGTTAATGCCGTGTTCAATAGAGTTTGATCAACATTCCCGCCAGTTGCAATGTACGTCCTTGCAGCAGAACCAAGGATTTTTCCTGCATCAGGATTCTCGGTCATAGCGCCTTGCACACCAGCCCCAACACCGGCAGCAAATGCGTTGGTTAGAACCTGACTGGCATCTCCACCTCTAATAATAGTACCGGCAGTAGATCCTGTTACGGCTCCCGCAACACCACCGCCCATAGAAATGTTAAGACCAGAGGCAACTCCTGCCCCAGCAGCATTTTTGATGACATCTTCTACAGTGCCGCCAGAAACGGCAGTTGTTGCGGCAGAAAGAGCGGCAGCGCCAACACCCGCAGTCACTGCGGTAGATGCGCCTGCAATACCAGCAGCAGAAAGAATTCCAGATCCAAGTGTTAAACCAATAGTAGGGTTGACCAACGTAGCAACAGCCAAGACGGTAGACCCAAGGGTGTCCATCCAAGATGTTTGTGGCTTGTTGTATTCAGCAGCAATCGCCTCTGCTCTAGCAACATAAGCAGGGTTTGACGCTAGGAAGTCCCGATATTGGTTCTGCGATGCAATTTCTTGAGCTTGTTGCTCTGGCGTGAGTTCAACAACAGGTTGTGAACGCTGACTTTCTTCGTAGTCGTACTCAAACGTCCCTGGCTGATACGGGTTGTAAAAGTTACCGTCTGCGTCATAAGCCATTACATACCTCCTGCCAAAACACCCATAGTCGCAAGAGCGGCCAAGGTCATGTAGTTGACTTGTTCTGGCAATTCTTTTTCTGTGAGGATCTGTGCGCTCAACAACTGTTCACGCAGGAGCGCATACAGGCTCTGATCCTGTATAGCTTCCTGTGCTATCTGCCCTATAGACGCCATCGTCCTGGCATCCAGCCCATACTGCTGCATGAACTGCTGGGTTGCGGCCTGTGCTTGTTCCAGTTGTGGGTCCATTACAGTCCTAACACTTTGACAATCTGTTGGTGGATGCTCAAATGTACCCCTATCCAATCATAAAAGTCATTTTCTACTTGCCAATCTGCGTTGATCAACTGAAAAGGATTGTCTAGGTTCAGTTGACTTGCAAGTCTTTCATGCTCTTGATTGTGCACAAACAACCAGTCATCAAGGTTTTCTGGGTCTGCATCTATGATTGGGTACTGAGGTATCAAAATTCCTTTGTCAGCCAACTGTTCGTAGAATAACTTGTGCTGCACACCGTTCTCAAACAGCATCACTCCTAGACCGTCTACGTCACCGAATTCAACGTATGACAGATTGTCCATATCCATAATTTTTACAGACCAAACAACTTCTTGACAAACTCTGCTGCAACACCTGGACCAAACAACACCGCTGCAATTACTGCGTAGAGAAGATACTCAATCTTGGTCATCCTCTTGTCGCCAGAAGCCAGCGTATCAGAGATTTGTTTGTATCTCTCTGCACAAATTGCTTCGTGCACGGCTAGTTTGGTCTCAGTATTGTCTGACATTCAATCACCATCATTGAATCGGTAGTACATCCACTTGACCTGGGTGCTTGGGCCAAGTGATCTTGAACGGATCTGCCTGAGTTGTGATGTCACGCAGAGCCTGTCGATAAGTTGCCCACGCAGACTTGTCACTTGGTGCATCTGCCACTTGCGTCCAATCGCTGTCTTTGAGCATCTGGTTGCGCTGGGTACGGATAACTTGCCATTGCGTGTCAATTTTTGCTTGTAACTCTTCTTGAGTCAGCAATTCAACATTGACCAAACAACACAT